AAATTTAATATCTGGCACAAATGCATTCCATTATTCAAGGTCACAACAAATTGTTCTGAGAGAATTGTTCCATTTTTCACAATTAAAGCACAAAACACACACATATAGTTTTATAACAGGTGGGTTAAAAAACACATTAATAATCCTTGCAAACTGTTACTTGGACAATCAAAACGCAATAGGTAAACCTTTTTTATGTGTTGTTCGTACAAGGAAACCTGAACTTTATAGACATTTTTTTGGGCAAACATATGAATCGAAAATAAGGGGTACAGATTATTATTATGTAATGACAAATTGGAGGCGACTATCATTAACAAAACTAACATATTTATGTGATGTACATACATCTGTGCTATCCTCAACAATGAATAGTGTATTATCAAACCCAACTAATTATAAAGATGAAAAATATATAAAAGATATATTCACAACTAGAGTATTAATAGGTTACACAACTAGTCAGAAAACAGCAGAATTTCTTATGGACAATAGATATGCATATATGTCTGTATTCAGTTTATACACAAATATAAAAAAACTTATGCTTGAAAAGTTTAAACCGCCATATAAAAATTTATTTCAAACATGGTTTTTAAACAAAATATTTAACAGGTTTCCTGTAATACATAACTCAATGAAAAATGGTGGTGTTGTTTTATCAGATATTGTTCTATTACACAACAAAAGGGACCCTTCTCAAATCGGTGGAAAAATAAATTTGCCATCTTTTTATCATAATGGTTTTAACAACAATGTTTTTGAATTAATGGATGAAATATTTGTATATGTACATACAATGAAAGAACCATCAAATTTGTTTCATGAGTCTATTAAAGCACTTAAAACAATAATACAATATCAAAAAGAATTTGATGAGTTACCTATGTTTATAAAAAGAGGTGACATATTTTCCAAGGATCATTTACTAGAATATTTGTTATATGACACAAAAATCGGGTTCTCAAAAGCAGTTATTATGAATTCCGTAAAACACACAATAAATATTGAATCACCTGATTTCAAAAAAATCATGCATGAAATAAATAGCGAACACGTTAGTGAGTTATTAAGTACAAAAGCTGTGATTTCAGATGTTGACAGGTTGGTTGTTCAAAACAATGATGAAAGGAAATCAAAAAAGAAAAAGAGAAAAGAAGAAATAAAAAGAGAAATGTTAATTAAAAGAACAAATGAAACCATACCAGAAATCAAAACAAATTATATACATAAATCCAAGACCAATTATTACAACCCCAACAAATCAAGGCAAAAAGTTTTTGAAACAATATTGGATGAAATTACCAATGATAGTAATTGTAGTAAAACGATAAACATGGCAGAAAACCATGTCAAATTAGGTGGTAAAGTTCTTGCAGATATATGTATAAAGTCACAATATGGTTCCAAAAGGGAGTTTTATGTTATAAATATAAATGCTAAGGCAAGTGCAAGAATAACGGAATTGTTCTTTAGAAAACTTTGTGAAAAGAGTCCAAATGAAGCAATTTCAATACCAGGTGATAAGAAGATAATAAAAATGCAGGAAATGGTTGACAAAATCTCACACAATTTCCAAGATAAAAACCAGAAATTATTGTTTATAAATGGTGATTGCACGAAGTGGTCAGCCGCAGAAACAATGGGTTCTTTCCTTGCTATGGTTGAAGCTTTAAAAAGTCATATTGGTTTAAATTGTTATATGCAGTTAAAGTCTACTTTCCTTTCATGGGCAGACAAAGATATCCAAGTACCACTTGATGTTATTAACAAGGTATACCCCACAAAAAAATATGATACGATGTTTCTAAACAATATTTTGGAAACAAAAAGAATAAAGAGTACTCAAAATTTTCTTCAAGGAATGTTTAATTATGCATCATCTTACAAAGCCGTTTGTTGTATGAATTATGTTTCAAAAATTTGGAAATTGATGTATCCTGATAGTAAATTGATATTTGAACACATGGAACATTCCGATGATTATGTGAATGTTGTGATTTATAGTAATGATGCAGAAATTGAAAGATTTAGAATATTTCAA